CTTGAGGTTTTCTTAGCGTTGCAACAAGGTAACCACTCCTTGCTATCTACAGACTAACATATAATATAGATATAGCTCTTTAATTTTTGTGTCTTTACCAGTAATTACTGACGAACTTATACAAGCTTTAGATGCTGTGTTTCCTAACAGACACCCAGACTTATCGCTATCAGATCGAGAAGTGTGGTATCGTGCAGGGCAGAGGTCTGTTGTTGATTATCTAATTGAACAGCAACTAAGACAAAAAGAAACCATGTTAACTAACAGAGTATTGGAGAATTAGTTATGTGTCTTGGAGGAGGTGGTGTTGCTAAAGCACAAGTAGCAGAAAGAGAATATCAGAATAGACCTGTTACTGTTTCTGGTACACAGATAGGAGTTGATAATCCTAAAGATACAAAGAAAGCAACAGAAGAACTAAAGATACAAAGACAGAAAAAAGAAGGAACTTATGTAGATCCAAACCTTACAACTGCTAGGAAACTTACAAGGAGTGGAGGTGGTAATAAAACAAAACAGCAAAAAGCTAACCTAGCTAAAAATAGACAGAAAGCAAAAGACGCAGCAAAGGCTAGAATGAATAAGAAATCTATGTCTGGCGGTAGAGTCGGAGGGAGAGTTTAATTATGTGTTCAAGAAGACCGAAGCCACCTAAAGTACCACCCCCAGAACCATTAGATTCTGCTATTGAACAGACAGCTAAAAAAGTTGTTATCGGTAGCAAAAGAAAAAGTACAAAAGAAAAACCTATTACACCAGTAACAGGTAGAGTAAGATTGGGTACACAGTCTTTACAAATACCTTTGCTTGTTGGCTCAACAAAGAATCAAAACCTTAACTATATGTAAATGGAATACTCCACACAAGGAACAACAGCAGCAGGTAGATATGAAGCACTTGTTAGTAGTAGATCTGTTTATGATAGAGAAGCAAAAGAATCTTCTAAGCTGACTATTCCTAGTTTAATACCAGAACAAACATCAGGTACTAGAGCTAAGATCAAGACACCTTTTCAAGCAACAGGAAGTAGAGGAGTTAATAGTCTTAGTAATAAACTATTAATGACTTTGCTACCTCCAAGTACAGCATTTTTTAAATTAGAAATAGATGATCTTGAGATAAGAAAGCAAGGACAAGAAGCACTACAAAGTGAAATAGATAAAGGATTACGCACAATAGAAAATGCTTTGATGAATCAGATAGAAATATCTAACGATAGGGTTGCTATGTTTGAAGCACTCAAGCATCTTGTAGTATCAGGTAATGTCTTGTTATATCTAACTGATAAAGGTCTTAAAGTATATCCATTATCTAAGTTTGTTTGTAAGCGTGATGAGGTTGGTAATGTTTTAGAAATACTAATAAAAGAAACAGTACACCCACAAGCTTTACCTCTTGAGTTTTTAGAACAGATTAAGAAAAAAGAGAACTATGATGCAGATACAATGAAGGGTGACTTAGATATATATACATCTATCAAAAGAGTTAATGATGATTTCTTTTGGTTTCAAGAATGTAAAGGAGAAAAGATACCAAACACAGATGGCAGATCAAAAATAGATGTCACTCCCTTTATTCCTCTTAGATTTATTCGGATAGATGGAGAAGATTATGGTAGAGGATATGTTGAAGAGTATCGTGGCGACTTGATTAGTCTTGAATCTTTGATGCAAGCAATCATAGAAGGTGCTGCTGCTAGTGCTAAGACTTTATTTCTAGTAAACCCTAATGGTGTGACAAGGGCAGCTACCATAGCTAAAGCACCTAATGGAGCTATAAGAGAAGGAACAGCAGCAGATATTTCTGTGATGCAAGTAGGTAAAGCAGGTGATTTTACTGTTGCTTTTAGTGCTATACAACGCATTGAACAAAGACTTGAAATGGCTTTCTTAATGGCAAGATCAGTACAACGTGATGCAGAAAGAGTGACAGCAGCAGAGATAAATCTTATGGCACAAGAACTAGAGAATAGTCTTGGTGGTATCTATAGTATCTTAACCCAAGAGTTTCAACTGCCATACTTAAGAAGACGTATGCACTTACTGGTTAGACAAGGTAAGGTTCCAAAGCTGCCTGATGAATTGGTAAAGCCTAAAATAGTAACAGGACTCCAAGGACTTGGTAGAGGTAATGATAGAAATAAACTTATAGAATTTATTACGACTGTTTCTCAAGCACTTGGTCCTGAGTCTATGCTTCAGTTCGTCAATGTAGACGAAGCAATCAAACGTCTTGCTACCAGTATCGGTATAGATACTGCTAACCTAGTAAAGACACAAGAAGAAATCCAAGCAGAACAACAAGCAGCCGCACAACAGCAGCTTATACAAAGTCTTGGACCTGCTGCTTTGGGGTCTAGATTACTTGATCCTAAAGTAAATGCTGAAGCTGGCCTAGCTGATGCACAGGCACAACAACTACAACAAGGAGGAACCCCTGATGCCAACCAAGAAGCCTGATCCTAAAACTGAAACACCTAAAACTGAAGTAGCAAAAGCTGTTGTTAGTAAACTAGGTGTGAATGACGAACCTACTCCAACAGAGCCAAAGGTGGTCAAGACCAAAAATGGTAATACAATGACATTTAATTAACCAAAAAAAATTATGACTTCATCACAAGTACAGGTATCTGAAACACCACCAATGTCTCAACAAGATCTTGAAGGTCTTAAAGATGAGAATGGTTTGTATGCTGGTAAGTTTAAAACTGTAGAAGATTTAGCAAACAGCTACAAAGAATTAGAAGGTAAGCTTGGTTCTGTTACAGAAGAAGATCAAGTATCTGAATCAACAGAAGAAACTACAGGAGTTCCAGAAGGGTATGAAGATTATTACCAAGAAGATGGAACTGTAGATTACAACTCTGTAAATGAAAACTATGGAGAAATCTTAGGAGAGTTATTTAAAGAGAATAGTATCGACCCATATAAAATTGCTGCTGAGTTTGATAAGAATGAAGGAGAGATACCAGAAGAAATGTATCAGTCTTTATTAGATGCTGGTCTATCTGCTAATGCTGTTGATTCTTACCTTAAAGGAGTAGCAGTTGAGAGAGGATATGTTGAAGGTGAAGGAGGTACAGCAGAAGAACTTGCACAGGAAGAAGTAAAAGGTATTAGAGATTCTATAGGTGGAGATGAAGCTTATGGCAAGATGGTTAGTTGGGCTTTAGAAAATTTATCTAAACCAGAGATAGAAGCTTTCAATGAAGCAACAAACACAATGTCTGGACCACAACTTAGTATGATGGTACAAGGACTATATACTAGATACCAAAACGCTATGGGAGTTGAACCAAGTCTTTACTCAGGTAAACCTGCTTCTAGTGGACCTACACCTTACAGGTCAACAGCAGAAGTAGTAGCTGCTATGTCTGATCCTCGCTATGGTAAAGATGTTACATACACCGAAGACGTACAAAGACGTTTAGGTGGTAGTAATGTATTTGGGTAATTAATTATGAAAAAAGGTCTTTACTACAACATCAACCAAAGAAAGAAAAAAGGTATTAGTCGTTCAAAAAAAGACAGCACTATCAGCCCAAAAGCATACAAGAATATGCAAGCTGGTTTTCCTAAAAAGAAAAGCAGAGATAGTTTAAAAATTAAGTAATAGTGTTATATTTGGAATAGCTTACATCTTTTATGTCTAAGGGAGTATCTCTTACCAAGAAGGATAAAGACCCTACAGGGGGTCTTACTGCTTCTGGCCGTAAGAAGTATAACCAAGCAACAGGTGGAAACTTGCAAGCTCCTGTTACTAAAAAGACAGGTCTTTCTCCTAGACAGAAAGCAAGAAGAAAATCTTTTTGTGCAAGAATGTCTGGTGCAAAAGGACCATTAAAAAAAGATGGCAAGTTAACTCGCAAAGCTCTTGCACTACGCAAGTGGAATTGTGGGTCAGTATAAATTAACAAAGTAGAAATCTAAATATCCTTGTGCCTGATGCGTCAGATACCACTTGAGAGAAAGGATTGAAACGAAGTTAGTTTCTCAAATTTGTAAACATTAATCAAGGAGTTTTCCTATGGCTGACGCCACAGTATCTCGTCTTGGTTTGGTCAACAATACAGGAACAGACTATGATGCTCTGTTTCTGAAAGTGTTTTCTGGTGAAGTGCTTACAGCTTTTGCTAGAAACAACATCTTTAACGAGCAACTTCATTCAGTTCGTACTATCACAAGTGGTAAGTCAGCACAGTTTCCTGTATTAGGAACTGCTACTGCTGCCTACCATACAGTTGGTACACCTCTCGTTGGAGCAAACCAAATCAAGGCAAACGAAAAGATTATCAACATAGATGATCTTCTAATTGCACAGAGTTTTATCGCAAACATTGATGAACTCAAGAATCATTATGACGTAAGAGCTACTTACGCTGATGAGCTAGGTAAGGCACTCGCTAAAAAATACGATGAAAACGTAGCAAAGCAAATAGCTAATGCGAGTCGTGCTTCTGCTAACCTTAGTGGCGGTAATGGTGGTATCACAGCTACTTTGGCTTCTGGTAACACAACTTCTGCTGCTGTATCAGGTGACGAACTAGCTGGTGCTATCTATGATGTTGCACAGACAATGGATGAAAGAGACATTCCTCCAACAGATCGTTTCTGTGTATTACCACCTGCTGAGTACTACAAGTTAGCTGAATCAGCTACAAGAACTGTAGATGTTGACTTCAACCCACAGGGTAATGGTTCGTTTGCTTCTGGTAAGGTACAACAAGTTGCTGGCATCCCAATCATGATGTCAAACAACGTACCTCAGAGTAACGTAGGTTCTAACCCAAGTGGTGCGAACAACACTTACTCAGGTGACGATAGCAAAACTATTGGTCTTGTCTTCCACAAGTCTGCTGTTGGTACAGTAAAACTTATGGA